ATTTTTAGTCATCCTGTTTACCTCTTTCTCAGGAAGTTTAGTCTCCAGGATTCCCGGGGCGGTTCACGTTGGGTTTTTCTGCTCATTATTAGCTCCTTCTGATGCCATTCTATTTCAGGAAGGAGTGTCCGTTAAACTCAGGCTACCTCAACTCTCTTTTCAATAGGGTCAAGGTTTTTCATCCCGCCAAGATCTTCTGCCACCTGTTTGAGCATTGACCTTGTTGATGGCGCATCAATTTTTGCACCTGCAGGCATCGCCTTTTCAACATTGCGATAAAGCTGGTCGCTTCGTTTCATCAGCGCAGACATTCTTCCATTGACCGTATCAATAAACTTGTCGCTCATACCAAGAGCATCTTTTGCACCGGAAACGCGATCAATTATCTCACCCGCGCCCTGTGCTAGCTGCCTGATTGCTTCATTTTCCTGCACCTGTAGAGCAGAACCCGCACGGGACTTGATTGCTTGCTCAACTGCCTTGTATTGCTCGTTCCCGGAAAAGTGTGAAGGGAGTAATGAATCAACATTAAGCCTTTCAGCAGACTCCAGAACTTCAGCCTGAGGATTGATATCTAGTTCATCAAGCGATGAAGCGAGATTTGGCCTTTTTTGTGCTGCTACTGTGCGAACGACTTCCTCTGGGTTCTTCGTCGCAGGCGTCATTGGTACACCTTGTGCTACTCTTGCCTCTGCGGCATGAACCGCAGGATTTGTTGCTGCAGCGGCATCACCGGAGAATGGTGATGTTTCTGTTGGCGCAGTGGTCGCTCTCTGTGCAGATGTTTTATTGCCACTAATTATATTTGATGCACCACGAACACCACGGGTAACGCCATTTATCAGGCCATGCGTAGCAATGCTAAGTCCGGCATTAATAGCGGCATTTTCGGCAAAATCACCCCGTTGATTCGCCGCGTCAGCGAGAGAACCAATGACCATGTTTCCAGCTACACCTGCTCCAGGAACAAGATAACCGCCTATTGACTCTCCAGCTTGCGCGTAGGGGTCTGTCGGTCTGTCTACTGGACGATAAACATCATCCAATACTTTTGGCCCCCCAAGCCCCTGACTGATTGCATTAATCAGACTTGCGCCACCCTGCAATACGTCAAATGGTATGTTTACCAGACCACGACCAGCCTGTTCTGCAATTTGCCCTGCACTTTGACCACCAGTGAGCCAATCGCCAGCTTGTTGCATCAATGATGGTTCTTCCCGTGTTGGTGCATTATTGGCCTGATTAACTGTTTGTTGCTGAACAGGTTTCGGTGCGACAGAACTTACGGGTTGAGGTGGCTGCTGACTGGCTGCCTGCTGCTCAATCTGAGCAAATGGATTATTTGGGTCTGACTGCACACCTGATGCCGATACTTGTTCGGATGACTGTACTTCCAGTTGTGCAAACGGGTTGTTAGGGTCTTGCTGAGGATGTACCTTTGCAGAGGTGGCGCGCTGTTCGACTGTTGAGTCTGTCACCGGGTCACCAGCCCATTGAGCAAAGCGATCATCAACGTAACCGCGGCCTTCAGGTCCTGGCGTATATTCACCACGCTTTGCCTTCATAACGTTGCCGGGACCGTCGTGATAAGCCTGAAGAGAGTCACGCCAGTTACCAAACTGCTGGTACATCTTTGCCAGATAGCGCGCGCCAGCGTCAGCCTGATATTCGGGGTTTTGCATTTGCTCATCGGTATAACCCATATCACGCCATGTCCCAGGCATGACCTGAGTCAATCCTACAGCCCCGGCGGAGCTTACTGCGGCAGGGTTGTAAGAAGACTCCTTGGCACCCAGTGCAGTCATCAACCCTTCTGGCACACCGTAACGTGCGCCAGCCTGCTCTAACAAATCACGGTAATTAGCCATTTACTGCCCCAAAGATGGAAGATATCCGTAGCGATTAATGAAGTCGATTGACAGCTCGGGGTGCTGCTTCAGGTAATCTATAGAAGCCTGAGGCGCTTCCACTCGCTTGATACCGTTTTGCTGAACGTACTTACCAACCGCCTCATTACGCTTCTGGTTGAGCGTGTTCAGGATGACGCCAGCGTTGCGACGAAAGGACTCCTCGCTCTGCGAGTTCTGCAGCGAACCAACAGCCTGGTCGAGCTTTTTGCCCTCGGCATCAGAAAGTGCGCCCATGCCTCGCATGGCCTGAACCGCTGTCAGGTATGCTTGTGATTTAAAGGTATCAAGTCGTGCCTGAGTGTCTGCAGCCTGTGAGCCTGGAACGTTGGGGATTACTCCACGTAAGCCTGTAATGCTCTTAAGTGAAGGAGAACTAACGATATCGTTCAGAGTGAACATGCTGGTTGTGAGGGTGTTGATGCCGTCTTTGTAGCCATCATTTAGCGCTTGCTGCTTCTGCTGCAACTGCTGGTTGTTGGCTGCTATGCGGCTCTGTATTTCCTGGCGCTTCAGGTCGTTAGTTTCTGCTGATAGCATCCGGTCAAGGCGCTTATTTTCGTTGTTAATGCGGTTTGTTTCTGCGTCCAGATTAATGCGCTGCTGACCTAAATTCGCCTGGATATCTTGTCCGCGCATTGTGATTGCCTGATTCCGAGCGGCGGTTTGCGAATCCAGATCCTGACCGCGCATGGTAACCTGGCGACCCTGCATTTTATCCTGTAGGTCAAAGTATTTTTCGGGCCCGAGACTGTTCATCCCCAGGTGATCGACAAATTCGCCGAACTGCCGCGGGTTCTGTTGGTACATCTGAGCGACGTCATGAGGATTAACGCCAACACGAGCTAACTCACCGGCGTTGTTTTGCAGCCATGATTGCATTGCTTCTGGAGACGATGACGCAAGGCGTGCGCCAGCCGCTAAGGTGCCGATAGAATTACGCTGCTCTTCATCAATGAATCCCATGCCTTTACGAACGGATTCAATCTGGTCTGGATATTGAGTAGCCAACTGACGCAAAGCACCGCGATCACCAGACGCATAAGCATTAGCGTACGCCTGCTGAAATTCTTTCTGCCGCTGAGCCTGCTTTTCCTGCTGAAAAACACCCGCAATACCTGAAAGACCTTGCAAAGCAGTCAGCCCAACATTGTTAGCGCCTGAACGCTCAATATCATTGTTCTGCCTGATAAGCTGAAGCGTATTGCCGATGTCATTTACGCTCGGAGCGTTTGAGTTGACGCCGCCGATACCAGCCAACAATCCGCCGTTTGTTCCTTGCCAAGTAGCCATGATTCCCCCTTAAAACAACGAGCCAAGCAATCCGATACCAGCACCAATACCAGCGCCCCAAGGCGTTGATGTTCCCAAAAGGCTGGCAAGACCTGCACCGGCAATCGCACCAGACGTGCCACCGCTAATTGCAGTCTGAAGACTTGATGGTTTATTGGCATTAGCAGCGGCAAGAGCTGCGCTTTGCTGTGCAATGCTGCTCATGTTGTTGGCGTACGTCTGCCCGGCGTTTGCCTGACCTTGCAGCGCACCAAGCCCAACGTTTGCCAGATTGTTGTAATTGCTCATCTGATTTGATAACCAAGACTGACCGAGTGTCGGCGCGATCGTAGCCAGTTGATTGCTTGTGGCTGTCGAACCAAGTCCACCCGTCGCCTCCGCAGCAGCAAGACTCTGGTAACGCGCCTGCCCTGCAAGGTCTTTATACTGCTTAGAGTTGTAATACTGATTAAGTGCCTGCCCCTGACCTTCTAAACTGGAAAGGTTCTGAAGCTGGTTAACATACTGCTCCGCAAGAGGCGTGAACGGAGCAAGGTTTTTCATGATCGTCTGCCACTGCTGATTTTGCAGGTCTGCAGCATACTTCTGGGCTTCTGCTGCATACTTTGCGCTTTTATCAGAACTGCCACCTTTCCCGCCTTTTTCAGGGCAATAAGGTTCCTCGCCGCGCAGTTTTCTGCCCAGCTTAAATGCATATAACATGGCTATCTCCCGTGATTCAGGAAGTCGATTAGTTCTTCGCGTGTGGCGCTGTAAAAAGTCACGTCATCCACGCCTTTGAAGTATTTCTTGATGGTTCCTACACGCTTAAGGCCAATCATTGCGCAGTACATCTGACCGTGTCGGAATTTGCGTGCAGCGAACGATGTTACGCACTGAACGGTGGTGTTAGTCAGAATGTATCGCCAGAACGCCAGCCCAATTTCCTTGCTGAAGCCGCGAATCTCTGGCAGGTACATGGCGTGGCAATCTAATGTCAGCGGCTGAATCTCCTGATAGTAAACAATGCCGCCAAACTGACCGTGCACGTTCACCTCAAAGTAACGGCATTCAGGTTTGTAGTCGTATCCATCACCGTTGTTGCTCCCGGCGATAATGTCAGGGTGATTTCCGACTGCTTCTATCAGGTCGATGTTTCGCGTTGGTTTGAATGTAATCATCACTGCTCCGCGATTATCTTGATGGTTGTGGCAGTAAACGCCGCACCATTCGACTGAATGGTTAACGTACTGCCATTTGTGGCAAGAAAGCCGTCTTTATCCACGCTGAAGAACGTAGCTAACAGGATGTTGTCGGTTGTTGTCGCCGCATTACGACTGCTGACCAGTGTGTCAGGAACAGAGCCGGAAAAGGTTAGCTGCATTGACCTGTTGGCGGTTCCGCTGGGCCACGTGCCGACAATCGACAACTTGAAGAGCAGGGTTTTGTTCTCGTTGAACACAACCATCTTGTTGTTAACGGTGTCGAAGAATGGTGCCAACGAGCCGGATGACGGTGTGAGCGTTTTCAGCAGGCTAACAAGGTTGGTCGGCGCTGTCGGGATGGTTACAGATACACCAGAGTAAACAACCTCTGACTTCTTGCGTGTGGTTGCATACTCCAGAGCATCGATGCGCGTTTCATGGTCTGAAACCTGCGACTCCAGCGACTGAACTCTTGTGTCAAGCGACGAAATATCGCTTTCATTCTGAGCTATTCGTGTTTCATGGTCCTGAAGAGTTGATTCTGCCTGTCTGATTCGCTCCTCATGATTAACAAGCGTTGCTTCCGCAGCAGAAATTCGCTGCTCATGGTCAGCGAGAATCACATCCTGCTCATCGTTCCTGACCTGTGCATCATAAGCGCCCTGTCCGGCCTCGTTGGCTTTGTTAGCCACGTTACCAACATCAGTGCCCTGTGCGATAACGTAAAGCAGATACGACTGCGAGAAGATATTGCGTGGAAGGACTGATGTATCGAGCCGCGTAGCTTGGATGATTACCGGCACATTGAGATTCGAATCAGCCATTACTCAATCCTTATCTGAGCGCCAGACAGAGTGACAGGTGACTTCGTGATAACGCGCAATTTGAAGCCGACATTTTTCCTGATGCGCCCTACTCGCTTCCACAAAACACGCTTGTCGTAAACGAACGGTTCATTCTGCTCAATCATCTGCTCACGCCCGTAATTGATGCAGTCAGTGGTTGCAGAGAGAAAAAGGCGGTCGGCGTACTGCGCAACGCCAGTTGACGATTCAACCTCAAGGTCGAACACTCTGGCGTTATCCGCTTTGAAGAGTGGAGTAAACAGCAGGTGTTCCTGTTGCTTGTCGTACTGGCTGCTGATATCGAATTGCAGTTTCCCGGTAACAGATTCCAGCTTATCGCCGCACGTTATCTGATTGCCTTCGTAAACGAAGTCGATAGCGCGGTACACATCGTCATACAGACCTGTTTTCAGCACACACCATTGTGGGCCATTGGCGATTGAAGATGCGTCGTACACGAGGACGTGACGCGGAAGGTGGATAATCAGCAACTCATGAGCATCAAATCGCAGCGATTCCATCACACCATCAGCCAGTTCATCAGCAGTGTAGGAGCGGAGGATTTTCTCAATGCTCGCGCTGGCAATTGGTGACACCTGACCGGAGTCGATGATATACACAGACGGCGCACCCGTTGCCGGATTGCTGATAAACGCATACGAATCAGCGAATGGCGTTTTGCAGTAAGTTCCGGCAATGCCTTTCTGCACCATCAGCGATGGTTGTGCAACATACAAAGCGGCACCAACGGTGGTTGCGCCAGTCAGGGAGAAATATTCAATAGTCGATGAACCAAAGCAGACGATGAAGTCTCGCCATGTCCCGATACCGATGATGCCGTCAGGCTGAGACTCGGCACGATATTGTGCGCTGTAACGGTCAGGATGAGATTCGTCTTCAAGGTCAGTGATAAACCATGAATCAGTTCCGTCTTTTGACCACGCATAACGCCCACG